TCCGCACCACGACCTGTAATCGCACCACCTACACCAGCATAAAATGATTCACCGTCTTGATTTGTGGTCCATCGTCCAGCTGACTTGTTATCTGCTTGAAGCTTTAAATTTGGAAAAACCTTTTGATAATCCTCGCTATCAATGATGTTTCTGACTTTACGGCCGAACCTAACGGCAAGCTCCGCGGTGTGTGTTGTTTGTATTATCTTTAAGTCACCACGCAAACCCATCATCCAGCTTGGGAAGTAGGTACTAGCAAACTCAGACTTTGAGTGCCTGGGTGGTAGACATACTATCAGCCGTTTTAGCTTGCCTTGGGCAATCTTGTTAAACTTCTCGCCTATTATTTTATGATGTCGCCCTTCTATAAACTCTGGCCAAAGATGCTTGACGTAGCTTATGAAATCTCCCTGGCATTCATCTTGTAGCTCTATTTGGTCATATCGATTTAATAAAGCAACAGCCTCTGTCTTGTCTTTTTGAGACAGAACATCAAAATCTTTGAGAGAAACTTCAGGCATGACCTTAAATTATACCTCGTGCCATTCTTTGCCTTGAAACAACAGGCCTTCGGCTTTACGTCGGCGTATTAGGCCCTGGAGCGTCTGGCCTCCGGCTTTGTTCCACCTTTTCATTTCGCTGGGTACTTTTTCATGCTGGCCTTCGTTTAAAACGCGAAGCATGGTTGAGCTGCGAAGGTTTGAGCCTCCCAGGTTAAAGGTCCAGGCTACTAAAGCGTCAAATTCATTTTGTTTAAGGGGTACCTTTACGGATTTATTAACTTCTTCCTCAAATAAAGCAACATCTTCAAGCAACAAAGCATCTGCCCGTTCTTGTGAGATTTCCATATCCATACCCACCCCATCTGTGGACCCGTACCCGATTGTAGGCACGCCAGCCGCACAAAGGTACGACTTGAGTTCGCACCCTTCAAATTTTTTAATTAGCGCAAGGCCCTCTTGCGATATTAGTCTAAAATCATCCATATTATTCTCCCCATGTTCCGTCATCTCTGACTTTTGCTTTCTTTGTACCACCCCAATAAGGAGCAGCCAAACCCTCTTCAATAAGTTTTGCACATACATCGTTACCCTCGCTGTCGTATGGAATGGCAAGTAACCTTCCATATTTACCACGGCCTAACGACTTTATTTTTATATTGCCCGTTAACAATTCTTTTAATCTAGCTTTTGCCTGGAGGCCAAGTTCTTTTTCCCTGGTTCTTTCTGGCTGTCTTTTGGTATTGACCCTAGATTCTGGGCAATCAATTCCAGCCATTCTAACCGATTGATTGGCTAATTTGACTTTAAAGCCTAAATCTATCTCACTTAATACAAAACCGTCACCGTCGATTACTCTCTCTAGAGTAGCGTTATAAACAAAAGCATCTGGTGCATTACTCATTATTATTCTCCATTTCTACAGCAGCTTCTTTATCTTGCTCCCTATAGTATTCTATTATTGCTAAAACATTTGTTATATACCTTTTCAGCTCAGCCATGTTCATGCTAAGTGACTCATATCCTTGGGTGCTAAGAGCGTAGTAAGCTTCTGGTGGTGCCTTTCCTTCTTCTACTAACACTAAATACTCAGCCATTAGCTCTGGTGTAAGAACCCTCCACGTCAGATCTTGCATATTTACCTCAAGCGGCATCGGAGGGTGGTACATCGGTGCCGGCAAAGTAATAGTTTTTACTTCAACCGGTTGTGTACTAGGCAGCAGAGAGCAGCTGCACATGAAAAAAGTTATGCTAATTAGTAGTAAGGTTTTCATCAAACATATTTGGGTTTGTTAGGGCCGCAAAGTCTTGTCCGACTTGCTTAGTGCCTTTGTTGATTATTTTTTCTATTAAGCCAGGCTTGGCTAATGCCAGGTTGCCCAGGCTGTGTCTTTGGAAGGTATTTCTAAGCTGATTGACCTCACGCATGGCTTCTTGGTTTTGGGCGGCCAGGGCATTGATCTGGTCTGTGGTTTCTTTTTGCTTGGCTAGGTAATTGTCAATGGAAGCGTTTTGCTCTTCAACCTTGCCTTTTAAAATCATAGCGTTAGCTTTCAGTGTAGCTATCTCATTCGCTTGGTATTTAATGTAACTAGCAGAACCGCCAGCAACTACAATTAAGAGGCCGGTGGCAATGATTGCAAGTTTGAATCCCATGTATACACCCTCAGTTTACTTTCCTTCCCCTTTACTTTAATCGGTTCTAGTTCTTTTAGCAAATATTTGCATCTTTTTGCAGTTTCGTACCCAATGATAATATCAACTCCAACTTCTTTGGTTGATGATTCGTACCTGGCAGCTTCATTGACACAATTGCCTATCGCTGTGTAATCAAACCTGGTTGAGCTGCCCATATTTCCGACACAGGCAGTGCCTGACTGAAGGCCCACGCCTATGGCAATTTCTTGCTCCATTGTTTTGTTTAGTTCTTTAATACGTTCCTGGATTCTTACTGCTGCCTCAACAGCCCTGTCTTCGTGTTTGGGTAAATCCAAAGGTGCCGAAAAAATACCCATGCAAGCATCTCCAATAAACTTGTCGATCATTCCACCCGAACGCTGTATTTCCTCTACCTGGATGGTCAGGGTGGTGTTCATAATGTTTGCCACCTCTTCCGGAGTCAATTTTTCACTCATTGAGGTAAAACCACGCAGATCGGTAAACAAAAACGTGCAATAGCGCAATTCACCCCCTAATTTAAGCAGATCTGGCTGTTTTTGGAGCTGTTTGACCTGTCTAGGGTCCAGATAATGCTCAAATTGCTTCTTAATCTGCTGTCTAAGCTTAAATTGTTGCCTAAAATTAAGATAAAACGCCGTAGAAGCTGTAAAAAACTGCGAAATCAAGGCCCAGCTAACGTCTATAAGGACCCCTTGCTGTATAAGATACACTCCACTGTACCCTGTAAGGGCAAAAACAACGGCAAAAGCACTTACACCCAGGGTTATGCCTAAATTAAGCACCAGGAACCAAGTTAAGGCCACTGTGAGCAACAATATGGCCAATTCAGCTGCTAGTGCGTAACCTGGCACATAAGGGCTGTTTTGTATCAAGATACTTTCTGCCAGGGCTGCTTGTATTTGGTGTGGATATTTATAACCGGCACTTGTTGCTAGTTGTGGCATGATGCCTTTGGCCGTAAAACCAACAAAAACAAACTTTCCGGCTACGTTCATTTCTGCAAGATCGGTTTCTGGGGTATTCACGAAACTTATCCACTTGCGCCCTAATGGATCTACTTTGACCGGATCAAGGCCTTTTACTCGTATTTCTTCTACACCATTATCACTGGTCTTTATAATATAGGTATCTGCCTCGGCTAGTATTTTTAAGACTTCGGTACCAAATGCGGGCACCCATCCATCTGGTGTACGCAACAATAAAGGTAATCTTCTTACTAATGAGTCTATCTCTGGCCTGGCAACAGCAATACCCTGGCTGGCGTTTTCTTTAAGGATCTCAATATTTTGTATAACGCCTTGTGCATCAATGCCACCAACATCATCGCCTAATATGACGGTGCCTGTTGTCGGAGGATAATCACCACTGTCGTTTTCAAACATAGCCAGGACACTGGGACCGTATGAAAGGGCTTCTGCAAACTGAGCATCGCCACCGAAACGGTCTGGCTGCGGAAACGCAATAACGTATCCAACGCCCATAGCGCCTTCATTTAGTAAGTCTACCTGTATCCTAGCTAGGGTTTGTCTGCTGAGAGGGTAGCCACCCTCTTTTTCTATATCGGCTTCTGTTATATTCAGCGTTGTAAAGTAGCCACTGGGTTCTTGTTCTACAACAAGCGCGTCAAACGTCTTGAGCTTCAATATCTCGTAAGGTGCAATCTGGTAAATTATTGGAGCACTTAGTAACCCTAATAAAAACAAAATTGTGATTGAATATTTCATACCAATATATCTATATAGAGTCCCTTTCGGTGCTGTAGATAACCGTACTTATAACGAATATATCTACCAAAGTTTTTCATCATTCTTGTGTAATGCTAATGGTCTTAGTGCAATTGGCTGAACAGTCAAAAGTAACCGAGTAGGCCTGGTTGTTGACACCCCTCTGTATGACATTCACATTGTAGTCATCGGTATAAAACTTCATGTTTGCTGAGTGAGATCCATTTCCCTGTTGTGTCAAAACTACTTGACCATTATCAGCATCGTTATACCAAAAAATATCAGCATCTTTATTGCCAGATCCTTTTTGTATTACCCTGGTTGAATTGTTGTCTGCCTGGTTGGCGTTGTACACAAACACATTATGATTGCCGGTGCCTTCTTGTGTGCTCCAAATGTCCGAGTTATCTGCAAACGTCTGAAACTTAGCGTACATATCGTCACCAGTTTGTTCTATTTTGTAAACATTGTTATTGCCAGAGCCTAGAATCAAAGCGTCGTTATCGTTGCCGTTTTGAATTATAGTAGAGGTATTGTCATCCTGGTCCATATCAATAACTGCGTAGTTATCATTACCATCGACAGTTATAGACCAGACCTGGCTGTCGTGATTGGACCAAACCGACTGAGCATA